CTTTCATCAAAGGCCGCTTTTCGTCCGTTTCGTTTAATTACATTCATTTTTTAGTTCTACAAATTATAAAGGGGTTAATATTAGCAATTTTCTGATAAAATGGTATACTATTATCTATAAAAAACAAATCTCTATCTACCATACCGTCGTGCAAACATTTAATATTATCAAATGGGTATAAACCTATACTGTAATTTAAAAAACTATTGTTTGTTTCTATATTATATTCAGAAAAAATTCTTTTATAACTTTCTAAAGTAAGATACTTTTTTGGGTCAATTGATGCTAATTCAAGCGATAAAGATAATTTTTTAAACATTTCGTTTCCCGGTAAAATAACCCCATACAAAAAATGTTCTACATTTTCATTCAAGTAGTTGAAAGAATATTTGATTCTAACAGGATTTAAATGGTTACATATATTAAATCTTTTTTCGTCATATTCATTTTTTACGATAAAGCCGTAAAAAAGACAAGAATTATTTTTACCTAGTATTTGATTAACATCTAAGTATGAAGATGTTGTTACTGGATTAGAAAGAAGATCAACAGATAAAGACATATAATTATATTATATGCTATCTGTTGAATTCAATTTACCGAAAAGGTTCTAGTTAATATTAAATTTGGTAAAGAAAATATTTTTCCAATTTTACCCCCTGGTGTTTCTACAGTAATAGATACTTTATCCCCAGTTATAACAGGTCCTTGTACAATTTTACCACCTACTTGCCTTATAACTTTAATGGCTCCGTTATTGACATCAACTGTTCTTAAGGTATATTCATTGTGAATAGAGACGGTAATATTATTCATTAAAATATTTAAGATTCTTCTTTAGTGGTTTTTCGTTTATTATTAGCACTTAAAAGAGAATCAATCTTAGTATTAACTTCGCTAATTAAATTTTTATTTTCCTGAATCATATTTTGAATATTTTGTGTAATTAATTCAAATTGATAAAGTTGCTCTCTTAAATGACGAAGTTCATTATCTTTCTTATCCAGTTCGGTGTATAAATTATTAATTTTTTGAATTTCTTGATTATTTAATGACATGTAATATTTTAATAATGAATATTCATATTACCACCCTAACTATTTGCATTATTGTGTCTATCTACTTCTTTTTTGTAGTTGTCTAATAATACTTTTGTTTCACCAGGAGTTAATTTTTTAAATTCACTAGGCGGTAAATTTAATTTACTACTACAAATATACATTTGATAGAAAAAATTTTTTAAATTATCTTTAAAAATAAATTTTAATAGTTCTAAAACTGATTCTGTTTTATAATCAAAGTAGTAAAACTTTGTATTTGCTGGGTCATAATAAAATTCAAATAATTTTATCGGTTCCGGTAAATGTAAATTATATTTTTTTGAAAGTTCTATGTTTAAACTCATTGGTAAATAGTTAAATAACTCTTCTTTTTCGTTATTTTTTAATTCATCAATTATAATTACATTACCATCAATATTAATGCTTTTTATACAGTCGTAAATATCAAAATCTTTTATAATATCTCTTGGATAACCCAATTCAACAATAAAATTTTGATATTTTACTATAATTTTATCGTTATTGAGTTTATCAATTATTTTTTCATAAAAATCTTTAAGATTTACCGATGTTTGAACTTCGTATTTTGAAATAACGTCTAAATATGTACCTATGCAGTTAACTCTACAACCTATTAACACTAAAAATTTATCTATATAATTGAGATTGTTATAGTTAACAACTAATTCTTTAACTAAATTATTAAAATATTCACTTAAACCTACATCATCATCAGTTTCAATAAACTTTAATATATGAAATAGGTTATTATTAGTAATTTCTTTTATCCGTATTTCATTTTTAGTGGTTTTTACTGGTATGTTAAAAAACATCTAAAAAATTTATAACATTAATTAAAACCTCCACGTTGGAAAGGGGATAACCTGTTGATATTACCTGATGATATCTTATTGATTATATCAGGTAACGGTAAATATAAATTATTTTGAATTGTATATCTAGAAAATGCCCAAGTAGTATTAGATCTCACTACATCCTCATTATTATCCATAGTTAAGTTTTTACTATCAACTGAAATAGGCATACAATCATAAAATGTCCAAATTTTACGAGGAATTTGGGATAATTTTTGATAAGATCTAGTATATTGCAAAATACTTATAGTAGTACCTACATTTCTTAAATCTCCTTCTTCTCTCGACACAAAACCAAAATGACTAGCTAACATTGACCATGGTCTGATGGTAAAATCTACAAATGAAGTATTAGTTTCTAGAAACTGTAATGTTAAATCACCGTAAGGGTCTTTTCCATTACTTACATACCCTGATACAAACCCTTTTTGTTTATCCTGGAAAGGTTTATCCCTGGAAATTGATAAAGACTGTAATGTTGGTATGTCAGCTCCTTGAGCATACACACACCCTATGACTTTATTTAAAGGGAAAGATTTTGCTATAGCAGTTGCTTGAGAAATATCAAAATTATTATAATTACCTACTTGATCCTCTAATTGTCTTAATATTTCTGTTTGTAATAAAGTAGGATAACCTTGAATTAAAACTAACCATTGAGATTTTAATGGTATAGAAGTAAACCATGACTCCATTTGTGATAAAAAGAAGTCTCTTGTACTTATTAAAGGTGTACCCGGTACAGTAAAACCAAAAACAGAAGTTACTTGGGGTTGAGATAAAGGATTTTTGCCTGTAAGTAATCCACTTACATTATTTCCTAGACCTCGTATTGCAGATGTTAATGGGTTATTCACTCATTATTATTTAGGCGACGGATATAATTAACGACGTCTAAAATAATGATAGCTCAATGTAGCATCAAAAGTAATAAAATTACCAGTACCTGAATTAATTGTATATTGTAAGGGTCCTACATTTCTAATTGAAGCTCCTACAAGTTGATACTGGGCTACCTGCTCTAATTGGGTATCTAACTGAACTAAATCTATAGATGCAGATTGTCTAGGCGCAAAATAATTACCTGTACTATTAGCGTCATCAAAAACATCACGGGACATATCTTCAAATTTTTGTCTAATGATTGAATTTTGATCACAATAAAATTGAAGAGTATATGCTTCGCTACTAGGGTAAGTTGCACTACCTGGTACATTAAAATTTAGCCCCATATAAGGTACTTGAACATTACTAATAGCTCGAGCTGGCAATGTAGCGGTTGTTACGTATACTAAATCATCTTCGTCAAAAGTAACCGTGGATGACCCACCGGCATCAATGCTTAATACCCTGAATTGAAAATCTCTTGCGAAGTCTCTTTCAACCGCTACTCTGTAAAAATCTGAAATTGTCTGACGTACGTCTGGCATACTATTATTTATGCTCTTTACGGTGTTTTAGATAGAAAATAAAAAAAAGCCGGATCTTTCGACCCGGCTTACTTGTATAGCTTGTGACTTTTTATCCAACTATTTCGCTAAAGTCCTGGCCAGTCCTTGTAGCGTAGAAGTTTACAAGAATAAATTCAGCAGCTCTTACTGGTTTCAAGTATATGTCTACTACCAATTCATTTGCATCGATAACTTCTGGCGTATTATTACGCTCATCACAAACAATGAGATAATCATACAATCCCTCATTATTTTTAGCATCGTCAAAGATTGGGGTAAGTATGTTGACAACATTTGTTCTTGTAAACAACGTATTTGGCTCAAAAACAAAATACTTAACCGTTTCTCTAGTTCGTTTTTCAAGGTAAAGGAATAGACGTCGTACATTTACTCTATCAAACGCACTAGGTTGGTTTTGTAACGTTTTCTGACCAAAAATTACAAATCCTTCACTAGGGAAGAACGCAACTGGGTTAATATTAACTTGTTCATACAATGAATCTCTTTGCTTTTGATTAGGGTATAAAGCAATATCATTAACGTTAACATCACCTCTTGTAAATCCGGCTGGGGCATACCACGGTGCAAAATTTGCATCTGTTCTTGCATAAGTTGCAGCTGCTACACCCGAGAAAGGTAACCAAATTTGACCACCGTAGTTACTATCATAAACTTGTGCATATGTTGCATAAGCTGCTGCATAATTAGTATCAATAATACTATAAATTTGTTTTAACGGCGTTAAGATATTAATAGGGTATGTATTACCGGGTATATTAATACCTTTCTGATTATCGCCTGTAATAAAAATTTGTCTGATTGGGTCGGAAATAAAGATAAAATCTTTTCTAACATTTTCAGCAAAATTTATAAACTTATTTTGTATAGTTGCCCACGTACTTCTGATATTAGAACCTAATTGTCCTAATTCGATACCTGTTGACGACAACTGATTTAACCCAGTAATACCATCTCTATCATCAAAATAGTTATTAGTTTTGTTTGTTGAATTAGATGTGTGGTTTACTGTAGTCCAAATTGTACTTAAACCACCGTCAGGTATAATATCAATATCAAATAAGTCTACATTAGCAATTCTATCAAAAACCCTATCTAACTTTGAGGGTATATCGCCTATCTTATTGTTATCCTGTTTTGTTGTACTATATTTAGCAAAAGGTAAAGCTGGTGCATTACCAAAACCAAACTTCTGACCATTTAAATTGTAGGTTTCAGAGTAAACGTTTTTAATCGCGTTACCGTCGTTAATATCACTAACAGTTGAAGATAATAAACCAACTGTTGTTTGATATTGACTTTCAACATCCGGTCCACCAAAATTATTAGCAATAAGTTGATCGTTAATAATTCTTATTTTGCGTTTAGGTGTACCGTCATCATTTAATGAATTACCTTCAAAACGCCCAGAAATATTAGGGTTAATTTTTATTGCTGCATTAACACTTCTATTAGTGGTTATTTGTGGTAAATAAAAACTCTGAGGAGCTCCACCGTTTTGACTGTTAATTTGTCTATAGTAATCAATACTTCCAAAATGACCTTCTTCTAGAACATAATCTAATTTTGTAACTTGAGGCGAAAATACCGACGTTCTAAGTTTGTATATACCTAATACAATTGTATCATCAAATAATTTTTTATTAATTTGAAAATTAACAATACTTTCTTGTGTTTCAGAAATATTGTTTGGCACAGCTTCTGAATTATAATTAGCCGATAATGTAAAATTAAGCCTTGAAGAAGGTATTGTTACTAAAGAATTATATGTAATTGAATCTATTCCAGTAGTACTATTAAATGATTCAACTTTTGACATTTTAAATTCGCAAATATCATCATAGTCTGTAGAGGCGTAAAGATTAGTATTATCAACTAAAGAAGCATAATAACCTTCCATTTTTTGATTAATGGTAGTTTTTGCCGTGTTTAATAAAATAATACCAGCATTACCTAATGATGATAATTGTTGTTGTATTGTATTACAACCGTTATTAATGTTAAAATTGTCAGAATCAGCAAAATCACTATCACCTTGGTTAGTATTTTTCCAATCTATACCTGTATCATCTAATATTGCAACATATTGTTGTTGGGTAAGCGGCACAAATGCAGGCTTACCTAAACAGTACATTATATTGTCACCAGCACTAGCTGGGGTAAATTGAGTTGACGTACCACCGTTAACGGTATCTATATTTGCTGACAAATAATTACTAGTAGTGCTTGATAAATTATGGTATGCAGTTAGATTAACAGGTACTACTGGGTACACAGTAGCAAAATATGTGTTTGAAAACCCGGTTCCTTGACCATCACCATATGGTAACCTATTTACTAAAATATTTGCCCTACTATTAAACGATTGAGCCACTGTATGATAGAAATACCTTTCAGCAGGGTTGGTTGGTTGACCGTAAATTTGAGTAAACTCAGATATACTACTAACTTGTACTATTTCATCATTTGGACCTATAGGAGAAAAACCGGTAATAAATATATTAGTCCCTATCTTATCAGCGGGGCGTAAAGATAAATCTACTTCATTTATTTCTACCCCTGGACTTTGTATAGTTCGTTGTGCCATA